GTAGACGTTTACCCCTCCAAAATCGGCTTGTGTCGGCGCCGTGTATTTTATGGTAAACCCCCCATAAACAGGAGTTAACACAATCCCTGTAAGCGTTGGAACCTGACTAATCCCTATCGTGAAAGTTGTCGGGGTGCAGACTGAAAGCTGCTGCAACTGCGATCCAAATTGATTATAAGCTGGCAGTTTGACGTAGATCGTTTGCCCGATCTTGTCTGGCGTGATCGGCATTTTGAACATTGCGGAATCAACTCGAACAAATGGCGCGCTTGACGCATGAGTTGCAATTGTTGACCCGTAAAGCCCACGGTGCAGCGTTGTGAGATTGTATCGGTTTGCTGATGTGAGAGTTGCAGTCTGGTATGCGATATATTCGCCATCAACAAGCGTAAGACTTGCATAATTGTTCCACTCTGCAACTGTAGCACTTCCCATCGCTTGACAACTCAGGACATTGACCGATAGCGTGTTTGTGGTGTCGGGATCGGTTCCCGTCGCAAGTGTCGCTGTTAGCGTGCCCATTCTTGCCGGGGAATCTATTGAACCAGCATATCCGTAACTTACGTTGTCATAACTCACCCATACTTCACAACCTCCCCATGTTGAGGGAGTTACTCCATAAGCACCCATCCAGACTTCAAGGCCTGTCGCCGTCAATACGCTCGGAGGCACAAAAATATTTGGTGTCCCCGTGTTTCCCGGCTGGACAAGGTTGTTTACCCCGCCACCGCCGCCGGATTGCGTGCCATAGATCGCATGAGAGCCAACACCAGGAGGAGCGTCTTCTGCCGTGATCAATAACTCGTCTCCGCTTTCGTCAATCGTCAAAATCCTGACAGGGGTTTGCACAAGTCCGAGAGCCGAATCATCAAGCGTTACATAATCGGTAGGCTCAAGCAAGATGTAATTTATTGGAAGGGTAAAGGTATATTTATTTCTGATATACAAATTACGCTGCAAGACAAGCTGCGCGCATGATTGTGCGATACTGGTATTACATATCTGATGAGCAGTGACACTCGACATCGCGCGAAGTCCGTAAACGTCAATATTAACCTGATCGGTTGCTCTTATAGACGATTTGTTGTAACTGTTTGATCTGTCGAGACACTCGATATCGATCTGGTTATAAGCATCCGCCTGTGATCCCCTTTCGATCAACACAGGGTCTGATGCGCTTGCAAGAAACGCATCGTCTCCAAGCTCATAGATTGGCGTGACATTAGGTGTGTAGGTGTAACCGTTCGCCGTTATCGCGGTGTCTCCATACGGCGTTATCTTTAGCAATCCCTCGCTGAAATATGCTTCTGAATTCGTCAGCGCCAGTAGTTCGGTTATCGCTTTTGCTGCGGTTGCGGATGTGTCGTACGATGGCGAAAAGAGCAGGCCGTTTGCTATACAATATGCCTTGTAGCTTGTCCATGTGCCGATATTTGCGGAAGGAAACCCCGCTCCGTACCGAGCATTGGTTAATAAATCGGTGATGATGAATACTGGATCGACGTCCGGCACGCCTGTGACGCTTGAGCCGTATCCATGGCCAAAAACCTCAAAAGTGAGTTGAGGAAGAGAGGGAGATCCGCCAAGATTGAAATTTGCGGCTGCGATATAGGAGATGTTCCTATAGGCAAGTGCTTTTGTCGGATCCAGTGTTGTCAGGTATCCCCATGCGGCTTGTGCTGTACCTCCCGTGAATGTGGTGAAGGTGTCTGTTGTATCCAGGACGCCATTATTCCATACTGCATTGATGCTGACGATTGGCCCTTCACAAAGGCCAAGCATGAATGAAGCGGAATATCCATACCCAGTCTGAGTCGTTTGGCTGCCACCGCCCTTCCCTGAGCTTGATTGAGTATACTGTGGTGTGGCCGTGAACGCTCCGTACCATATCATATTGCCCGGCACTCTTGTTGCCCCATAAATCACAGGGAGCGTTAAACCGTAGACAGAAGTCGAAACTGACAGCCCGAGGGCTGCAGGTTGCACTGAAGAGTTGCTTGAAGGCGTATGAACAAATAATCCAGCCATTTACTTTAATCCTTTTGGTCGCCAAAATGAATGTAACCTGCCCCTGAGTTCCGCATCGTCTGCAGCCGCAAGAACAACCCCTTGTCTGATATATGAGTGGATAAGCTCTCCCGGCCAATTGACAATAATCGCAGCATGAGAGACGCATCGGCCAAAAGTGAAAAGTGCTATATCCCCCATTTTCGGGACAGTTATTTTCCTGCAATACTTTTTAATCCACCACAGATACTTTTCCTCTGCTCGATGCAGATGCCAATCGTGAGGGTAGTCTCCAACATCAACTTTCTCAACAACTCCGGCTGCGGCATAAACTTCGATGAGTATCTGTGCGCAGTCCACTCCTACCCCCTTGATGGCGGCGTGGTGATGGTAAGGTGTCGATAACCATGTCCTTGCTTCCTGGATTACTTTTTCTCTCATACAACCGTTTCTGGTATTGGCACAAACGGTTGCCCTTTAAAATTCGCGCCATTACTGAATTTTGTCTGGCATGTCGTAAGCTGTTTGTCGCATCCCGCATAAATCATAAACGTGTCGCCTGCTACCGGAGATATAGGGAATGGACTGAGAAGAGTAAGAACCCCACCTACCCATGACTTTACAGTTCTTGCTTCACCGTTTGCCGCTCCAGACGTAAAGATTATACCTCCCTGAGTCCAGTATCCCGCAGATTGGCTTGCCGCGGCCCCTGAAATTGTGAGACTCGTGCCGGTGATCGTACTTACGGTTCCTGCTACGGAATATGAGGATCTCGATAAAGTGCAAGCTCCATCATAAAGCGAATTCTGGCAAGCTGCCTGGTAGACGTTTCGAGGAACGTTGACGTTCAGTAGGTCAGTCAAAGAGTTGATCGTAATTGATGCTCCGTTCCGGCTTGGTGAAGCCTTGGCAACGTGCCCGGTAAACCAATTGACCGTCCCGATAACAGAATGGTCCGTGTTGAGGTCGAGAAATGCGCGATCTACCTTAACCAAGGCCCCGTCCAGTACTCCCTGAGTTATCGCCTGCATGAATGGGACTCCAAGAACAAGCATCGATGCGGTAGCATTGATCGTGATGTTCATCGTTGCGACTTCCAGCCCTATCGTCTGTTTTAATCCGTCGCGTGAGAAAATTGCATCGTTGCCTTTGAACGTATGTCCTCCATTTACTACATCGTAATCTGAGCCGGAATAGTAGTAATTGGTGTAGGTTACGGACAGGCCGCTTGCCCATGCTGTATTGACCACTGAGAGCGTGTAAAGGTCAACGACGATGAATTGACTATGGGCTAATAAATATGCACTGGTGAGGCTTCCTGTAGGTGTTTTCATTATAATTTGTTGCTGAGTGATCCGTACAATGTCAAACCGCCGTTTGTCCAGTAGTCCTGCATGAGCTGTTGAAAATCCGTTGTGTCGGTGTCGAAACGGCAACGGAAATAGTAATTGCCTGTCCAGATCAACGCCGAGCCATTTGCTGGAGCTGATGAGAATGTCACAACTCCTGTGCTGCTGATTGACGATACCGACCCGCCTGTTATAGTTGGAGTCCCGTTGATGTTCATGACCGGCTCAAGGAAACTTGTTCCTCCCCCGAAATCTCTGGCAAGCTGAAACGTTGTTGTTGAGCCGTTGCCTGTCCCGAACTGCTGAGATGTTGCGAGATTGTCCGTTGGATCCTCGTAGAGAAAAGAATCAAACGACCCTTGCCTGCTGATGAAAAACCCCATGAGCTGTTTAAGCTCGTCGAAGGGGGATGCTGGAACCTGCTCACTCATTTTGTCCCGTAGGAACTCAAAATTAAGCTTGAAACTGTACATTGGTGCGGCCATATAAGCAACTCGAGTCTCTCTGCCAGATACCGCCTTTTTGGTGACCGTGTTGAATATCGGAGTCTTTACCGTGTCCCATGTAATGCCGGGTAATACCGGAAAAATGGCGTTGCTCATCGTTTCAGGTTCCTAATTTGGTGTTTCAAACTGTCCGCCAGCGCCGAGCCGTTCTCCTGGAATAATCTTCTCACCGAATGAGCATCAACCGCATTGACGTGTAGGTGAATATCCCCTCCGCTTGTCGTTGCGCCTGCCGGCGATGAACTCCAGGCCATGCCTCGGATAACATCCGCATACTTTGCAGGTAGGACCATCTCGCTTTGGTGAAGCTGCGTGATGGGGTTTATTCCTGCGGGGATATCGTAGCCACCGGATGCCGATGCCACAGCCAAACCAGACATTACCA